CTTTGATTGGAGTTTTCCGTATGCCTGGACAAGCCTGTCCATCTTATCGGAGTTGCCCATGGAAAGGTCACCCATCATCCGCATTTCTTCGAGGGCATCCTCCGCTGCAGTTCCGAATGCCATCAAATTGATGGCTCCGTCAGCAATCGATTCAAAGGATAATGGAGTTGATGCCGAAAACTTCTGTAGATCCCCCAAGATCAACTTTGCCTTACCGGCATCCCCTATAAGAGTTTCAAACTTTATAGAGGTCTGTTCCCATGATGCGTCTTTTTTCATGGAAGCAAAGAGACCGGTTAAAGATGCCCCAAACCCCGCGATAGCGGAGCCTAGGCCAAACTTAACAATGGAGGACATAGTGTTCCCGAATCTTTCCCCTACGGTATTCGCAGAAGCAAGATCTTTCGTCACGTCTTTGATGGCCTTCGATGCGAGATTCTTACCATTAATTACGATATTTACTCTGGGAGCCAATTTTTTCCTCCAGATCTTGATTTTTCAATTCGGTCCACTGCGCCCTGACCACATCTATAACCCGCATATCAACAGCAGGCTGCTCTGCGAGGCCACCTGAATACCTCAGGATCCTGTAGGATCCCTTGTCATCCATCATCCGCGTAGTCTCGCGGACCCATGGTCCCCACTGCTCGAGCAGATCTGAGGGGACCCTTCCATCAGGAAGAGGATCCCCTACTTCGAACTCTGCTCCTCGGTAGACCCATCTAGTGACGTCTCGGATGTCGCTGACGTCGGATGTGCTAAAGGGTCGTTGTACCTCCGGGCAACACCACCGATTTCTGTCGCGATATCAGGATATTTCATCAAATCATCAACCAAAGCCTTGTCTACCACGGAGGAACTTTCCTCATCACAAAAATTATGCTCTGCTATTCCATACAAGATGTGGAGCCTTAACACCTCACTTGATGGAGCAAACTTCGCATCCATGAGAGCCGAGATATCCTCATCGGAAAGAACGTCTATTGCGGCTGTCTCTTCGTCGTTCTCTGATGCTATCTTGATCTTATTGGTAGCTTTTGCCAAAGTTCCCCGATTCACACCGGCTAGAGCCTTCAACTGTGCTGCTTGGATCTCATCATTCTGTTCGACAGTAAATTTTTGGGGTTTGACCCAAAAACCTTCAATGGTCTTCAGGTCAACCCGTTCCCCGATGCGTGACAAGCTGAGCTTGTTCTTCCAATCTTTCATTAGTCACCCCTTATTTATGCTGCGTCAGTAGTCAGCACATAGATCTTCAAAAAGTCGTCATAACCTTCGATATCAACTGCAGTGAAACTAAACGACTGGTCGATCGCCTGGTCACCAGCACTCTTCGATTCCTCGGTGTACTGGATAGTTGGCAGATCGATAATTGCCAAAGATCTAATGTCATCGACTAACTGGCGACCCTGATAGATCAAGAGCAGGCTGGAGATGGCATTGGAAATATTCTTCGCGCGTTCATCTTCTGAGTTGACTGTCTCGGTCTTGTCGGTCGCAGTGAGTGTCATGCTACCCGTTACGCCAAATTCTCCACGCACGTGTTTTGCTTTGGAAAGGCTGCCCTGACAGTATCCTTCATCACCGGCATGGTTGTTCGCGATCGAGACTGAGACATTCTTTGTATAGCAATACTTCGTCCCAGCGATGTATGTCTCACCTTCAGAGAACTTTAGTCCGTCGAGATCAGCATCAGTAAGAGCTACAGATGAAGCGGACTGACCATTGATCACTTTTGTTAGGATGAGAGACCAAGTAGCCTTAACCTTAGCTTTCAAATCTCCGCTGATCGTGGCGGAATCAACAACAGCCCCAGATCCCAACTGATTATCCCCTACTCCATCCATCTGGATACTGAATGTGGGATTTTCAGTGTTTGTGAAGTTAGGACGGAACACATCAAGATAAACACCGCTATCAGCCGAGGTGAAGTGGAACACTGCCTGGTGGTTTTTTGCTTGAGTAGCTACAACAGCAACTGGAGTATCAGCTGCAGTAGTGGATCCACCATAGAGGACCTTAGCCTCATAATCAGAGAATTCATTGATTGCAGTGACTAGAGTACCAAGGGTCTTCCCAGTGAGATCTAATACACCGGCCGTACCAAATCCAGCATCCTCGGCCTCTTCTCCAAGATCACCGATATAGGATGTGATGCTCGACCCCGATGCCACAAGCTTACAGGATGCTTCGTCGCCCTTGTACGTGATGAAAATTCCGCATCCTACTTGCACCTTGGCAACACGAACACCCAAAAGGCTGTGAAGCAGCATACCAATTGCCTTGTTGGCAGCTAGGTTTGTCGCTAACTCACTGGTATAGTCGATCGCATCGACATCAAACCCGCGAGTTGTGTTTCGTCCGGTGATGATATCCTTCGGATTCTTTGTTGGCGTCTCCAGCAAGTAGCTGAAGTCAGTCAGAGCGACCCTGCTGGTCCTCGGGACCGCAGTTCCGAGGGTTGACTCCATCCCTCCGATAGTGGCTTTAGTAAAAGATTTTTTTGGTGTACCCATTACGGTCCCCTCCTTATCTACTGGCCGGTCGAGTCGAACACTCGATCACAATAGTGGCCATTTTCTCCATGGTAGTGGCATTCGTCCAATATTCTGTCGTGCCACGCCTTATATCAAACAACAAATCGGTCTCGGTATAATCCGAGAACATCGACTTGATGCAATCTGCATAGTTAAGCATCCATTTCTCAGCAACATGCTCATCGCGAGTCAAAACAAAGACTGCCACTTCAATGGTGAGGATCTCACCAACGACGCATTGTCCTACGTCATCAGGCTCTCCTTGCGATGGATAGATGTTTATGTACGGCTTCTCCTTCATGGAGTCGCTGTAATCCTGGCTTACATACACCTCATTTATAGATGGAAGATCAGTAAACAACGCTACATAGTCAGCTATGTGGGTTTTTACAAGGGTCTTCAACTCTTCGAGAGCTTCATAGGTGTTGAATTTAATTCCCAAGGTTATGCTCCTTTAATTCCCTTTCAATCTGCTTCATGGCTGCCTTATCGACATACCCACGCTGGTAAGCCTCCTCCATTGCCGGGAAGAACCATGGCTTTGGATCAATCCTAATTACCCCTTTATAGAAAATAGTTTTCCCATTGATTTCGAACTTCAGTGCTTGCCCCTTCATAGGCTGTATGAAAGCACCATTGTACTCATAGATACTCGAGAGATTACCTCCATAAAGATTAGCCCTCGCGCTTCTCTTATACTGCTTGTACCAGATGGACTTGTTGTAATCTCCAGTGATCTTAGGGAAGGTTCTCCGGTTTACATCTCGCGCATGCCTCTTTAGCCTAAGAGCGGCAGCACCAACCACACGTGAAATAACTATAGGATCCGCGGCAAATGCATCGAGGAGGTGAGACACCTGATCGTTGAATTCCAACGATTTTTTGGTTCTTCTTCCTATTTCAAGGCCGTATGTTCCGATCATACAAATCCCATCCTTAATTCAGCAAATGTTCCATACACATCGGGAGACAATCTCGGCTCATACGAAACATTTACGCCATTAGGCATAGTCTTGGACTGTACACCATAGCTGTTGTCGTTCGAACGATTCCAAGCAGTGACAATCGCCTCTAGGCAGGCCTTTTGTATCTCTGCTGGCATGGTCTCGATCGTCCACCCGGCCGTATAGACCACTTGGATGTTGTATACCCCTTCTGTCCATCGGTAGTTATATCTCGTGACGATTCCAGCCTTCTGGTCGACGTGATATTCGGTTGGATCTATTGGATCTATGAGAAAAGTATGGTTGGAATCGATAATCACTGAGGCGACCTCTGTTACTGGAACAATGGGAAGGTAAAGACGAGGTGAGCCATTGCCACATACCACCAAGGTTCTTTCTTTACTCACGAGTTCACGCTGTGCTATCGTCTCTGCCTTGCCTGATATCCAGTTGATGAGGTTCACTACAGCGTCTTTATTCGTTTCAGTGAACTTTCCATAATCCCGGACGAAATCCCAGGAGACCAGTGCATTGCTGTTAAGATCCATGACTACCTCAATGGTGGGGCCGAAGCCCCACCGTCAATATTTCCACCTACGCAGTAGGAGCCAGTTGCGGATGTCCAAGGATTGCCCAAGCACCGAGTAGCACATCGGCATCCAAAGTACCCGTAACATCGAATGACAAGCGCACATGACGCTTGTACCCCTTGTACTGAATTGTGCGGTACTCATTAGCTGCAATAGTGGCTGCCACTGCAGTAAGGTCTCCGTCATAGTGGGCAGCATCAACCGCAGTGTAGGTTTCAGCATCGTCGCTCTCTTCTAGCACGAGTCCAACCTTTTTGGTGGCTGCATACGCACCAGCTCCGATCACTGCACCAAATACACAAGAGCCGAAGCCCTTGAGGTCGATGTCTTCTCCCTCGATGTCAGCAGCCGCAACCGCAGGAGCAGCAGCTTCCAGGAATTTGATTTTCGATTTCAGATCTTTCATGATCTCACTCCCTCCCTATGGGATTAGGGCCATCTACGCGATGGCCTTGATTGCGACGATGGCCTTGAAGTTCTTGATACCAGCGCCAGTGCGCTTCTCTGTATAGAACTTAACGAAGCCCTTATGGGTAATGGAATCACGGGTAAGGGTCATACCCTTACGATCGCGAATTGCGTACCCCTTCTTGAAATCTCCGATCAGAGCGAACGGAAGACTGGCAGCGTTGTTGATATCCGGCATGTAGTCGTTGATCTCCACCGGAATGCCAAGGAACCTTGCCGGTTGTCCCTCTTTGATTCCCTCGGTCCAGAGAGGACGCCCTGTGGTGTCTGCCAATTTCTCGAGCTCTGCAGCGGTATTTGAGTTGATCAAAAGACGTGCATTTGTGCGATAACGCACATGCAGGAGCTTCTTGGCATCGATAAACACGTTCTGCTTGGATGCATCCGCCAGCGCAGCAGCCTTTCCGGTCTTGACGTAGCCCATCTTGCCCCATTCGAGATCAGCCTGCTTTGCACAAAGCTTCTCTGTGTAAGACAAGAGTCCTCGAGGCATCTTTACGCCGGTTCCAGTGATGAAGTCACTCTCATCTTGGGTTCCAAGAGCTTCTGCAATTGCTGCCATGATCTCAGCCGCCAGATCCTCATCAGCATCTTCGAGTGCCTCGTTGGTGATTTCCGGCTGAGCATACTGGGTATGGATGGGAATCTCAACCTGAGCATACTCGGGTCCGTCTGTGGTGGATCGTTCCTCGGCCTCACCCACGTGGCCTGCCGCAGCTCCGCTGACACGTACGTTAAGCACGACGGAATTCCGGTTGGTATTCCGAACGTCTGCGATCGTACGCATAGATCCTTCAGTTGCTGCCAAGTGCAGGATACCTGCTTCGATTTCCGGAGTAATGAGGAATCCGCCATCCTTGTTGGAGTCGGTCCGCAAAACATCCTTATAATCTCCACGAGCCATTGCCGCGAAATTCGCAATCGCCTTGGCCTTTGCGCTGTCGTCCTTATTCAGGCCAGCGACACCCTGCCGTTCCACTTTCGCGATGAGATTATCCATCTCATCCTTCTGGGAATCAACGAGAGCCTTGAGCTCGTCATATTTCCCACCCTTGTCCTCCAAGTCCTTGATCCGGGCCTGATAGCCTGAAATCTGATCCTTGAGTTCGTTAAGCTTCTTCAATAATTCTTCCATTAGTTTGCCTCCAAACTGTTTTGCATGTGTTTGACGATATCCATAGCCGCTGAATAATCCTGCTCCTCCTCCCGAGGAGTTGGTTCTCCATCCTCCCGATGGACAAAACCCTTCGCTAGGATCGCTTTCGCCCGGACAGCTGAGAATCCCACATCCCGTAGGGCATCCTCGGCAGTTCGGATCGTTGGCTCAGTATCATCTTCCACAATATCCTCAGGGACATTGTGGTATTTGCTTGCGTAAGTCTTTTTAATCGATGCGGCAGCCTGTTTCTCTGATAATTCGGTAGCGAATCCATTCTCTACCGCCTCATCGGCATTGAACCAAGTCTCCGCATCCAACCATTCGGTTATCTGCTCCTCGGTTTGCCCGGTGACATCGGAGTACATCTGGACCAGTTGACCGCCGATCTTATCCAATACTTCGGCCATTTCACGCATTTCTTTAGCGTTGCCGCATGCACATCCCCACGGATTGTGGATCATAACCATAGATCCCTGGTACATGATCCGTTTCTCGGCAGCGAGCATGATCACGCTGGCAATAGAGGCGGCTAGGCCCATGACATGGACGGTAAGTTTTCCTTTGATCTGCAGAAGGGAGTTATAGATAGTCATCCCCTCGAACACATCTCCACCAGGGGAGTTTATGTACAAATTTATGCTTTTCTTGTCCTTAAGTAGGGCAAGCTCGCGGGTCAGGGCACTAGCTTCGACACCGTAAGCACCAATGTAATCGTAGATGTACACATCTGCAGAGTCGCCATTCGCTTGGATTTTGTACCATTTCTTAGGCATTCTTTTGCCCTCCTTCTTCTTCCTCACCGACAGCTTTATGGTTCAAAGGCTGCAGGTATTCATC